ATGCTGGAACAAATGGGCATTGCCGCGAAGCAAGCCTCGTATAAATTAGCGCAACTCTCCAGCCGCGAAAAAAATCGCGTGCTGGAAAAAATCGCCGATGAACTGGAAGCACAAAGCGAAATCATCCTCAACGCTAACGCCCAGGATGTTGCTGACGCGCGTGCCAATGGCCTTGGCGAAGCGATGCTTGACCGTCTGGCACTGACGCCCGCACGGCTGAAAGGCATTGCCGATGATGTGCGCCAGGTGTGTAACCTCGCCGATCCGGTGGGGCAGGTAATCGATGGCAGCGTACTGGACAGCGGCCTGCGTCTTGAGCGTCGTCGCGTACCGCTGGGGGTTATTGGCGTGATTTATGAAGCGCGCCCGAACGTGACGGTTGATGTCGCTTCGCTGTGCCTGAAAACCGGTAATGCGGTGATCCTGCGCGGTGGCAAAGAAACGTGTCGCACTAACGCTGCAACGGTGGCGGTGATTCAGGACGCCCTGAAATCCTGCGGCTTACCGGCGGGTGCCGTGCAGGCGATTGATAATCCTGACCGTGCGCTGGTCAGTGAAATGCTGCGTATGGATAAATACATCGACATGCTGATCCCGCGTGGTGGCGCTGGTTTGCATAAACTGTGCCGTGAACAGTCGACAATCCCGGTGATCACAGGTGGTATAGGCGTATGCCATATTTACGTTGATGAAAGTGTAGAGATCGCTGAAGCATTAAAAGTGATCGTCAACGCGAAAACTCAGCGTCCGAGCACATGTAATACGGTTGAAACGTTGCTGGTGAATAAAAACATCGCCGATAGCTTCCTGCCCGCATTAAGCAAACAAATGGCGGAAAGCGGCGTGACATTACACGCAGATGCAGCTGCACTGGCGCAGTTGCAGGCAGGCCCTGCGAAGGTGGTTGCTGTTAAAGCCGAAGAGTATGACGATGAGTTTATGTCATTAGATTTGAACGTCAAAATCGTCAGCGATCTTGACGATGCCATCGCCCATATTCGTGAACACGGCACACAACACTCCGATGCGATCCTGACCCGCGATATGCGCAACGCCCAGCGTTTTGTTAACGAAGTGGATTCGTCCGCTGTTTACGTTAACGCCTCTACGCGTTTTACCGACGGCGGCCAGTTTGGTCTGGGTGCGGAAGTGGCGGTAAGCACACAAAAACTCCACGCGCGTGGCCCAATGGGGCTGGAAGCACTGACCACTTACAAGTGGATCGGCATTGGTGATTACACCATTCGTGCGTAAATAAAACCGGGTGATGCAAAAGTAGCCATTTGATTCACAAGGCCATTGACGCATCGCCCGGTTAGTTTTAACCTTGTCCACCGTGATTCACGTTCGTGAACATGTCCTTTCAGGGCCGATATAGCTCAGTTGGTAGAGCAGCGCATTCGTAATGCGAAGGTCGTAGGTTCGACTCCTATTATCGGCACCATTTAAATCAATAAGTTACACATCATTAGTACCTTCCTTATTTTTTGACTGGGACAAATTTGGGACCGATGGGTTCAGGATCGAGTCTATTTGCCGTGCGTGCTCGGTAAGGTGATTAGGTGCAAGGTGAGCATATCGACGAACCATTTCGATAGACTCCCAGCCTCCCATTTCCTGTAACACTGACAACGGGACTCCGGCTTGAACCAGCCAACTTGCCCAGGTGTGTCTCAGGTCGTGAAATCTGAAATCATCAATACCAGCCCGTCTCAGCGCCGCTTTCCAGGCTGTGTTTGCGTCATACCGCATCTTCCTTACTGTTGGCGCTTTCGTTCCGTCTGGTTTGGTACAGCTTTCCTTGTACACAAATACCCAACGGTGATGATTCCCGATTTGTTTTTTCAAAACGCGACATGCAGTATCATTCAGCGCAACGCCGATTGCGCGGTTTGATTTACTCTCTTCCGGGTTTATCCATGCCACTCGGCGCTGCATATCTATTTGTTGCCATTCAAGGTTGATGATGTTCGAGCGTCTTAAGCCTGTTGCCAGTGCAAATTCAACAACAGACTTTAATGGCTCCGGACATTCATCAATCAGCCTTTGTGCTTCATGGGGCTCCAGCCAGCGGATCCGTTTATTCTTTGGTTGAGGCACTTTAATAATTGGTGCCTTATCCAGCATTTTCCATTCACGCTCTGCGGCTCTTAGTAGGGCCTTTATAAATGAAAGATGCGTAGCCTTCGTTGCAACGGACGCTGGTTTTGGCGTGTATTCTGGAACAGGTTTCCCTTTTTTTCTGCATGCTTCTGCCCTGAGTTTCCAGTTTTCCTCATGACGCCGGTTCGTCATTTTCTGCATTGCTGAATAAATTTTTGATTCAGTAATGTCTCTTAGTTGCATTCCTGCGAAATGTTGAAGCCAGAATCCGATCCGGCTTTTGTCATCGTCCAGTGATTTTTTATGTGCTTTCTCTTCAAGCCACCTGACACATGCTTCCTCGAACGTTATATCAGGTATTTCACCAAGTTTACTGACCCGCCATGCTTCAGCCTTTAGCTTGTCATGGAGTTCTGTCGCCTGCCTTTTGTCCTTTGTTCCAAGAGACTGTTTAAATCTTTTACCGTTCGGCAATGTGAAACTGGCGTACCATATTTCACCTCTGCGGAAGAGTGACATTTTCTTTCCTCTGTTATGCCATCACCCGCGCTCACCTGGACAGTATGCAGCGGAGACTGAAGAGCCGCAATGCAGGCTTGTCGTGTTGTGAGGTAAGGAGATTTATTCTTAGTGGGATCTTTGCGTGTTGCCTGAAGACGCCCTGTGCGTATCCAGTTAATAGCAGTCGGTCTGGATATCTTGAGAAAATGACAGGCCTCATCGAGTGTGAGGCTGTATGGCTCCATTATTTCACCTCTTGCTGTGACATTGTTGAAAAACGGATACCAGCTCGTTGCTGCCAGACGATCCAACCGAGAGTCATATCCCATGCCATGTATTCGTTATCGCCGTTTTTTGCTCTCCGACGATCGACTGTTTTACCGAAACGCTTTTCCATAAATAATTCATAGGCTGCGCGTTCATCTGGCTCAACTTCCAGAGATGCCAGTGCAATCCGTGCCAGTTCTAAATCATTTTCAAGCTCAGCGCGAATCTCAGCGAATGCACTCTGTGTTAAGGCGAACTCAATGCTCTGCACTTTATTCCGTGCGCGCTCAAGCAGTGCATGGTAGTTAATTTCGGTTGTCATACCCCTACCTCTTCGAATTCCAATTCCAATTGATCACCCCAGATTTCACATGACTCTGAACACGAACCGGTATCGAATCGCCTGGCCTGTACCATCGCCTGATACAAATTTCTGTAGTCGCTGTTGGCAGACATTCTGGCAATTCCGTCAAGCGTCAGGTGACCACGGTACATAATGTCTTTACCTGTTCTGCGATGACCATCCCTGACGTGTTTGCCTGTAACCAGCTCATTAAAAACTCGCATCAGACCTGGTTCGTCTTTACATGCAAGCCCCAGCTTTTGCGTTGACTTTTTGATGCAGAAAACACAGTTCCCGAGATGCTCCGGGATTTGCAAATCAAAAGGTTGTTTTCGCCACCACCGGATAACATCCGACTTATCAAAATCTGACAGCTCGGCAAGATACCGGACGCCCGATTTCGGTTTCAGCCTACGGGGTTCGTCTGCACGAATACCCAGCCATGTGATGTAATTACCTCGCCCGAAATGGTTATCGCAGTATTTCGTGAAAGGGATGAGTTTTAGCCTGTCAGTACAGAACGCGCCGCCGATGTATGGCGTGCCGTACTTTTTAACCATGTCCATAAACGGTTTAAGCACCGGCATTCGTGTCTGAATATCCTTTGGCTCCCATTCTGTATAACCATTTGGCTGCCCAAGCTCAGGATTTATATCGACCTGTAACACAGTTAGTGGTATGTCCCAGAGCTTTACAACCTCCCGGATAAAGCGGTATGTCAGCGGATGTTCGCAACCGGTATCCATAAAGATGTAGCAGACGTTATTGCCAGCCTTTCTTTGTTCTTCCATCAGGTGAACAAGATATGCGGATGTTCTCCCGCCAGAAAAACTAACTACATGAGTTATGCACATTTGCGTAATTCCGATAACTCGTTGAAGCGTTCCATAAACATCCCGTAGGCATGGCCCGGTGCCAGTGGAATAACTTTGAACATCTCTGTTGCCGGGATACCTTCCAGTACAGGCCATAAAGAGCCATCATCAAGCCCGAGATCACGGCGTTCGGTTGCCAGCATAATGAGATCGGCATATTTCACTGGCGTGCTCATAACAGGAGGTAACCCGTATTTCTCACGGATTACTGCATCTATTTTTTCTTCCATCCGTTTATAGTCAGGAAGAAGGCGTTTCAGTGGTGCGGGGATGTCCTGGCAATACGCTTCTGTTGCATCATGCATTAACGCTTCAAAAGCAAACTCCTGCGGCACCAGCTGGCTGCAAAGCACCGCATGTTGGGCGACACTGTAGAAGTGAGAAAGATGACCGGCAAAGCGACAGATATTTGAAAGGGAAACCGCGATATCGTTAATCACGATGTCGTCTTTATTTATCTTGTCATAATAAAAATGCTTCCCGGAAAAAGTTTTAATAAATGACATTTTGTTCTCCACGTATATGCGCTGCACCGCGCTGAGTTTGGGTAAAAGGAAGCCCTCACCATCCGGTGATTATTGAGTTAATTACGTTTCCATAAATGCCCCCGCAGGGGCATTTGCAGTAATGAAATCAGGCGGTGAAAGTACCAATAAAGGTTTCTACTTTGCTGTCTTTGAATTTCTCAACAAGCAGATCACGAAATTCGTTAGCCATATCTTCCTGCACTGCTTCCAGCTGAATAATGCGCAGAACCAGTACAGGACGATCGCCAGTGATAATGCTGAGGCGTAATTTAAACGGACGTTCTTTCAGACCTTCAAACGGAACGCATTTAAATTCAAATGCCACTGGCATAATGTCTTTGGTCTTCGCTTCGACAGATTCCATCAGGGAGCGTTTGCCGCTGAAGTCATTATCTTCAAAATCAGCGGTCTGGTTTGCTTCAATCGTGATTTTACGGATTGCCGCAGCCGCTTTTGTTGCCTGAATGGCGTCACCATTAGCATCAAAGCCCACAAGGTAGTCGGCCCAGTCTTCAATCCATTCTGCCAGTGACTTCTGGGAGTTACGCTCGCCGTTAACAGACAACAGAGCAGAGAACGGTGCTGTCTTTTTCAGTTTGAGTGTGGCGGTGTTATCTGCGTGACCTGGTTCATCAATAGTACCCAGGTTAAGCACACTGACGGCACGCATATTATCAGCATCGATAAAGCAGCGGGTGCCTTCATCTGCAAGATCTTTAGAATAACGGGTAAAGTCATCGATGCTGGCAGTGGAAAGCGCACCACGGAAACGGAAGCGATTTAAATTAAATTTTTCCAGATCATGAATGCGGAAATTCTCAGGCAATGCCACAGCATCGGCACCAATCTTACTGATAATTTCATTAACACCCTGAGCAGAAATAAGGGCATGGATTTGATTAATTGCGGTTGCGTCTAAGTTCTGAGACATAATAAGTCCTCACTATATAAAGATATTCAGTGATGAGATAAATAATCAGTTAATTAAAAACGATATTAACGACCTGCTGCGCGGAGTTTTCCGTCAGGTTCACCGGCAAGAGTCAGCAACTGTCCCTGGTCTTCCTGCAGAATAGTCAGGCGACCACCGCGATTGACATACATCGGCGTTTCGGTGGTGTCTTCTTCGGAAATTTTCCCGCGGTTAGTCGGGCGAACATATGAGAGTTTGTGTTTGATTTTCACTCGGTTCTCATCAAACGGTTCGATTTCCAGGTTGAGCGAGACCTTACCTTTGGTTTTCGTGTTCATCACACCGGAAGCGACTTCACTGAGAACTGCGCCGATTTTGGTTTCAAATACGCCGCCGTCCAGCTCCCCGATAAATGCCTGCACATCAGTACTGCGTTCGCTAGCCATTTTGCTGCTCCTCATCATATCGACCCTGCAAGGTCGGTTAGTTTCTCCACAAAACAGAGAAGAACACCTGCGGTGGCTGCCGCCCGGATGGATTGGGTTATGAGCCCGTCGTCCGGTGATGCTCTTCTCTGTTTTGTAAAAAGGACGGTACCAGCCGGAAGCAAGGGTACAAGCTGGTACCGCCAAGACTACACACAGCATAAAGTTGTGGTGCCGGGTGCCTCCCGGTGCCTGGCGAAGGTTGCACACCAGGCGGGTGGGTATCCACAGAAGGTCGACTGTCAGCCTCAACCTTAACCCGCGTGCGCTGAGCCGCATTCACCACAACGCTAAGGATTCTCTCTGGTTGAAAATACTTAGCTGTTATGTGCCTGCTTTTAGCCACATCAGGCGAGGTGGACCTAGTTATTCCCCAACAACAAGGATTCGGTTAATCTGGTTATCCCCAACAACGCAAAAGGAAAAGAAATGTCCGGTAATATCTATACGCTGTACAAATCCCACTGTGAAAATGTTGGAAAGTATCGGGGCATTGAAATCAGTGGGGTAGTGTCATCAGTCGAAATAAGCAAAGTTGAATCAAGGGCAACATTACTTACTCTTCTGGACCTTGTCTTACATGAGCACCGGAAGAAATTCGGCACTCCCTATAATCAGTTGAATGGGAAAAAGGCTCTGGTTCACCTTATTCTGATGAAGCATCACTGGATGCCAAAACAGATTAATGAGATGAAATTTGATGAACTTCTTCTTTCAATTCAGGATGAACTCACACTTGATAAAATAAGCGTAACCGCCCAGAAATTTTTAGATTATCGAGACTGGAGATCACAAATTCATCACTTTGATGATTTTGACGAAAATGAATGGGATCCTAATTTGTCTGCACAATATCTAAAGTAACATCCTGTGATAAAACCGTGATTTCCTGATCCAGTTTTTTTAAGGAGTCTATTGTTTCCTGTCGATAAGACAGCACTTCACGAAGCTGGTTTATAGCTGCCAGCTTCTTTGTCATCCACTCATAAATTTCCTCATCTGTGTAGCCAGGCGCGACGATTTTGGGTTCTGTTTTGTGCATTTCACATCTCCTCAAGTTATCAGTTACTTGTTGATGGGGACCAGATTGTTAAAGAGCTAAGCGTCCTGTAGGGCGCTTTTTTGTTGCTAACGAATCATCCTGGACTTCATATGCCCCAGGCGGCTACTTCGTGGGCGTCCTGCCTGTTCGTTTTTGACATTTACTGACTGCTTACGACACATGCACCGTGTTGCAACCAGATTTTGTTGTAATCCTGTAGTTGGTCTGGAACAAAAGATAAAATTAAATTGCGAGATATGCAAGTGATATTTGCGAGATATGCAAATTTATAGGTAATAAAAAGCCACCTTTCGGTGGCCGATGGATGGGATATTGAGGTTAATTATGTCTCTTAAGGGTTTGCGACTGACTGATTAAGACCTTTCCAAAGACCATGAATCGGTGTTCGTTTTCGCTAGTAATTCCCCATTCACGGTAAATCTGGTTATCAGAAATCACCAGCAGTTTGTCAGGAATCATTTGAAGTCTTTTAACGTATATTTTGTCATCAAAACCAAAGACATATATACCATCACCATCAAACTGATTGATGCTGACATCAACGAAGATGAGATCTCCTGGCTCAATGGTTGGACACATACTGTCCCCACGAACGTTGATAACTTTGATGTGATTGGCTGGTCGTCCGCCGAACATTGATACAGCATTATCAGTTCTGTATTCGATGGCATGAATCACATCAATGACATCACCGCCCTGGATAAGGCCATTTCCCGCACTGGCACTGATATCCAGCATTTCAATACGGAACACATCCTTCACCTGCGCAACATCCTCATTGTTACTGTTTTTATATACAGTATTACTTTTGTGGGCAGAGGTAAAGAGATCAGCAATATCAACACCTAAGCTCTTGGCAATATTACTCAGTGTTTGTTCGGTAAATTGTTTTTGCTTACCCGTTTCTAAGCGCGAGATGTTCGCCGCATCTACTCCTATCGCTTCAGCGAGATCGGCGATTTTCATGTTCTTCGCTTGGCGAAGTTGTCTGACTCGGTTTCCTATGTTCATGCGTTTATTACATTTCTTTATTGCGTGATAAGCAAATCAACTTGCGCAAAATAATTGCGTGAAATAACATGCATAACGCGCAATATTTGGAGGGCGTATGCAATCACCATTACGAAATGTGCGTAAGGCGCATGGTTTCACTTTGCAGCATGTTGCTGCGGGTGTTCAAGTCAATCCAGCGACGTTGAGTCGTATTGAGAGGCTGGAGCAGATTCCATCTATCGAGCTTGCAGAACGTTTAGCCAATTTTTTTAAGGGTGAAGTCAGCGAAATGCAGATTCTTTATCCGGCACGTTTTCAATCTAGCCAAAACCAGAATGGGTTTAAACCACAGGAACAGGAGGTGAACCGTGGGTAAGCATCACTGGAAAGTAGAAAAACAGCCTGAGTGGTACGTGAAAGCTGTCAGAAAAACTATCGCAGCGTTGCCGGGGGGGTACGCTGAAGCTGCTGACTGGCTGGATGTAACAGAGAACGCATTATTTAACCGCCTTCGTGCCGATGGCGATCAGATTTTCCCGCTGGGATGGGCAATGATTTTGCAACGTGCTGGTGGAACTCACTTCATTGCTGACGCTGTGGCGCAGTCTGCAAATGGCGTCTTTGTGTCTCTTCCTGATGTCGAGGATGTGGACAACGCCGATATCAACCAACGCCTGCTGGAGGTCATTGAACAGATCGGCAGTTATTCAAAACAGATTCGTTCAGCAATTGAAGACGGTGTAGTGGAACCGCATGAGAAGACAGCAATTAACGACGAGCTGTACCTCTCAATTTCGAAGCTGCAGGAGCATGCAGCACTGGTCTACAAAATTTTTTGCATTTCAGAAAGTAATGACGCCCGCGAGTGTGCAGCTCCGGGCGCCGTGGCGTGTCGTGACTGTGGAGAAACTAACGCATGAACAGTTTAACAACACACTACCGTCGCTCGCAACTGATTGCGCTTCCTGTACCGGGTGGAAAAGCGAAGGTGGAGTATTGCTATGCAGTAAATGTACCAGGTGGCAGGGTAATTGTAACCCACAGCTTTGCAGAGTGGGCTGTGGGTGATTTTAACCGGCAAAAGGAGACAGTCCTTTGCGACAAGTTAACCGCTGGTTCAAAGATCACTACGGAGTACCCGTCAGAGTCATTCGTTGGGAGCCGGAAACACAACGGGTTATCTACCTCCGTGAAGGCTATGAGCATGAGTGCTTCAGCCCGCTCGAACAGTTTCGTCGTAAATTCAGGGAAATAGAGGTCGGTCATGAGCACTAAATTAACCGGCTATGTATGGGATGGTTGCGCAGCGTCAGGCATGAAATTATCCAGCGTGGCAATTATGGCCCGCCTGGCTGATTTCAGTAATGACGAAGGTGTGTGCTGGCCATCAATTGAAACCATTGCCCGTCAGATTGGCGCGGGGATGAGTACCGTCAGGACGGCTATCGCACGGCTGGAAGCAGAAGGCTGGTTAACGCGTAAGGCGCGTCGCCAGGGTAACCGCAATGCGTCGAATGTTTATCAGCTTAACGTTGCGAAGCTTCAGGCAGCGGCATTTTCTCAACTGTCAGATTCTGACCCGTCAAAATCTGACGCATCAAAATCTGACCCGTCAAAATTTGATGCGTCGAAATCTGGCAAAAAAGCGGGTTTTCACCCGTCAGAATCTGGCGGGGATCCGTCAGTAAAATCAAAACATGATCCGTCAGATAAAAAACCTTCTCGTCCGGACGCTTCGCAACCGGACACGCAGACGGATGAACAGGATTTTTTAACTCGCCATCCTGATGCGGTTGTATTCAGCCCTAAAAAGCGCCAGTGGGGAACGCAGGATGATTTGACCTGCGCACAGTGGCTCTGGAAAAAAATCATCGCCCTGTACGAGCAAGCCGCCGAATGTGACGGCGAGGTGGTTCGTCCCAAAGAACCGAACTGGACAGCCTGGGCAAACGAAATTCGCCTAATGTGTGTGCAGGATGGTCGTACTCACAAACAAATCTGCGAGATGTACAGCCGCGTCAGCCGCGATCCGTTCTGGTGCCGTAACGTGCTCAGCCCGTCGAAGCTGCGGGAAAAATGGGATGAGCTTTCCCTGCGCTTATCACCGTCCGTCAGCACGTACACCGAAAAACGCGAAGACCCGTACTTCAAATCCAGTTACGACAACGTGGACTACAGCCAGATCCCGGCAGGATTCAGGGGGTGATCATGAGTCTTTTGAATGAAGTTCAGAAATTCATTGAAGCCCATCCGGGGTGTACTTCCGGAGACATTGCGGATGCTTTTGCAGGTTACTCACGGCAGCGCGTTCTGCAGTCAGCAAGCAAGTTACGTCAGAGTGGGCGTGTGGCTCACCGTTGTGAAGGAGATACACGCAGACATTTCCCACGCCTGACTGAGAGAGCGCAGAAGCCGGAACCACAACCAGTTCGTGAAACCAGACCTGTGCGCAATTTCTATGTCGGCACTAACGATCCCCGGGTGATTTTGTGCCTGACCCGCCAGGCGGAAGAACTGGAGTCCAGGGGCTTATACCGTCGTGCTGCAACGGTGTGGATGGCGGCATTCCGTGAAAGCCACTCCCAGCCAGAACGAAACAATTTTCTGGCGCGTCGTGAGCGGTGCTTACGGAAAAGCAGCAAGCGCGCTGTATCGAGTGATGAGTGGTATCTGTCAGGGAATTACGTGGGGGCGTAATGACGACGTTAACTCAATGCCAGCAGCAGGTGCTGGATATGCTGATTTCTTACCAGAAAGAGCGTGGCTTTCCGCCAACCAATCAGGAGGTGGCAACCATGCTGGGATACCGTTCAGTGAATGCAGCGGTAGAGCATCTTCGTGCACTGGAGAAAAAAGGCGTCATCACGATAAAGCGTGGCGTGGCCCGGGGGATAACGCTTCATACCGCGGTGAAGGACGACGACAGCGAGGCGGTCGGGATTATCCGCGCACTGCTTGCCGGTGAGGAAAACGCCAGGCTGCGTGCAGCCCACTGGTTACATGAGAGAGGCCTGAAAGTATGAAGCTGATCTTGCCTTTCCCGCCCAGCGTGAACACGTACTGGCGACACCCCAACAAAGGGGCGTTTGCTGGTAAGAGTCTGATAAGCGCGGCGGGGCGAAAATTCCAGAGCGCGGCGTGCGCAGCAATAGTTGAGCAGTTACGTCGTCTGCCGAAACCAACGTCGGCACCTGCTTCAGTGGAGATCGTGTTGTTTCCTCCGGATAACCGGATCCGCGATCTGGACAACTATAACAAGGCGCTGTTTGACGCCCTGACCCACGCGGGTGTGTGGGAAGACGACAGTCAGGTGAAAAGAATGCTGGTGGAGTGGGGACCGGTTATCCCGGAAGGGAAGGTCGAGATCACTATCAGTAAGTACGAGAAAACGGCGGGTGCAGCCGCCTGATCAAGAGGAGAAACGAAGTATGAATAATCTGATGGTCATTGATGGTATTGAAGTTCGTCGTGATACTTATGGGCGTTACAGCCTGAACGATCTGCACAGGGCTGCCGGTTCTCTGGATAAGCATAAGCCTGCATTCTGGCTCCGCAATGAGCAAACTGAACGTTTAATAAGCGAGTTGCAGATTTGCAACTCGGTCAATATAGAGCCAGTTAACGTTATTCGTGGCGGAAATAACCAGGGGACGTATGTCTGCAAAGAACTGGTGTATGCCTATGCAATGTGGATCAGCCCGTCATTCCATCTGAAGGTGATCCGTACTTTCGACATGGTAACCAGCGCACCGGAAAAATTATCCGGACAGGCTGCTGACAAGATGCAGGCTGGTGTGATTCTGCTGGACTTTATGCGCCGGGAATTAAACCTGTCTAACTCTTCAGTGCTTGGTGCCTGTCAGAAGCTTCAGGAGGCTGTTGGCTTACCGAATCTGGCACCGCGCTATGCCATTGATGCTCCTGCTGATGCACACGATGGCTCAAGTCGCCCGACACTGTCACTGAGTGCATTGCTGAAACAGTATGGTATCCGCCTGACGGCTAATCAGGCATATCACCAGATGGCGAAGCTGGGGATCGTCGAACAGCGCGAACGATACAGCCGTACCGCGATTAACAACATTAAAAAATTCTGGTCGCTGACGGCGAAAGGCTGCATGTTCGGCAAGAACATCACCAGTCCCGCAAATCCGCGCGAGACGCAGCCGCATTTCTTCGAATCCCGGTTCCCTGAGCTGTTAAAGCTGCTCGATACCGTTCATTGAGGTGACCGTGAGAGCACTACTGACCCCTGAAATTGCCCCGCGTATGGGGATCGTATTGTTCAGACCAGGTTCAGAGCTGATGCCCCTGTTTATGCAGGGGCGTGTCCTGCTGGAGCCTGAGCCGGAACGTTATTCATCTTTCCCCAGTGGTGCCGTTCCGGCGGCATCACAACCGCTGGCGGATGATCCTGCCGTTCGGGCCGTGTTCCGTAATGAGGCAGTGATCCGTCGTGCTGGTGGCGTGGAATGTCTTGAAAGCTGGTTACTTCGTGAAAAAGGCTGCCAGTGGCCTCATTCCGACTGGCACAGCGAGAACATGACCACAATGCGACACGCGCCGGGCGCGATCCGTCTGTGCTGGCACTGCGATAACCAGCTGCGCGATCAGTTCACGGAACGGCTGGAATCAATGGCAACGGATAACTGTGCCCGCTGGGTGTTGTCTGTTGTGCGTCGGGATCTCGGTTTTGATGACAGTCACGTTGTGACAATGCCGGAACTGTGCTGGTGGCTGGTTCGTAATGATCTGGCGGATGCCTTACCGGAAAGCGCAGCCCGTAAGGCACTGAGATTACCGAAGCCTGTTGTGCCGTCTGTCACCCGGGAAAGTGACCTTGTGCCTTCGGTTCCAGCCACCAGCATCATGCAGGATAAAGCGAAAAAGGTGCTGGCGCTGAAAGTGGAGCCGGAGTCGCCGGAGTCTTTTATGTTACGCCCCAAACGTCGCCGCTGGGTTAATGAAAAGTACACGCGCTGGGTTAAGACACAGCCGTGTGCATGTTGTGGAAAGCCTGCTGATGATCCCCACCACCTGATAGGCCACGGTCAGGGTGGAATGGGTACAAAAGCGCATGACCTTTTTGTGTTGCCTTTGTGCAGAAAGCATCACGACGAGCTGCATGCGGATACCGTGGCATTTGAAGAGAAGTATGGTTCCCAGCTGGAGCTGATATTTCGTTTTATCGATCGTGCGCTGGCAATAGGCGTACTGGCGTAAGTGGAGAACGAGCATGAACCTTGAAGCCTTACCGAAATATTACTCCCCGAAATCTCCAAAACTGAGCGATGACGCCCCGGCGACAGGCTCTGGTGGTTTAACGATTACGGATGTGATGGCTGCGCAGGGGATGGTGCAGTCGAAAGCACCGCTTGGGTTTGCCTTATTCCTGGCAAAAGTTGGTGTTCAGGATCCTCAGTTTGCGATTGAAGGTCTGCTCAATTACGCGATGGCACTGGATAACCCGACATTGAATAAATTGAGTGAAGAAACCCGGCTACAGATCATTCCTTACCTTGTGAATTTTGCCTTTGCTGATTATTCCAGGTCTGCGGCAAGTAAGGCTCGCTGTGAGCATTGTGCTGGTACTGGATTTCATAATGTATTGCGCGAAGTGGTGAAACACTCCAGAAGCGGGGAGTCTGTTATCAAGGAAGAGTGGGTGAAGGAACTATGTCAGCATTGTCATGGTAAGGGAGAAGTCAGCACAGCGTGCAGAGGGTGTAAGGGTAAAGGTATTGTCCTGGATGAAAAAAGAACCCGGCTTCATGGTACGCCTGTTTATAAGATTTGTGGGCGTTGCAATGGAAAACGGTTTAGTCGTTTACCAACCACACTGGCGCGGCATCATGTCCAGAAACTGGTACCAGACCTGACGGATTATCAGTGGTACAAAGGATATGCAGATGTCATTGATAAACTGGTTACAAAGTGCTGGCAGGAGGAATCTTACGCTGAAGCACAATTGAGAAAGGTGACAAGATAAGTGATCTTCGCCGAAAATGGTGACATCATGCTTGCAATTTTCAAAAAACATGGATAAGATTTTCTCAACGATGGGCTTTATGTATCTGCTGTTGATAACCTTCAAGAACTCGCCATTGAGCGGGTTTTTTATTGTGTAAAAACAGAATGACGGTATTAATTAGTAATATAATTATTCGACCATACAACTAGGGGTCGAAAAAATGTATGTTTTTGAGTTAATCAAGCCAGGCAGTAATCTTAAGTTTGAAAACAGAGAGTTAGAATGGACGTTTAATAACTTATTATCCCATTTAGAAACTGCATTTTATGATGCTAATGTAGCATTAAATTTATTCGAACAGGAAAGAACTAAGAATAACAGTAAATTCGATAATATTTCTCAGACATGGCAAGCTGATGTACAGAAACGACAAGCACTGGAAATGCTGGTTCGTAAAGAGTTTGGTTATCAACCTTATGAATATTCAGAACAGGTTTTTTCAGAGGTCGAGCTACGTCTAAAAAGAGAAAAATGGAATAACGGTGAATATCCGTTGGCTCATCAACACAGATTGATCTTCTTACATGCAAAATCATTTCTCTACGCTTTGGATGCTATTGATAAATTTTTAAAGGTAATTTCAAAAGAAAATGGCGCGCCAGAGAACATTAAAAAATTGCATGAACAGCTTTCTAAAGACTTTCCGGATTTAAGAAAGGTAAGGAATTCAGCTCAACACATGGAAGACAGAGTTCGTGGGCTTGGTGCAGAGAAAGAACCAAAGCCAATAAAACTCAAACCTGTAAATAATATTCATGTTGTTGCACCTCAGGGGGCATTGATGTTGAATAACTTATTCGGAACTAAATTTGGGTGCACTATGGCTGATGGCTATTATGGTGAAGTAGATATTTCGACAGAGTCTTTGGCAAAGTTGCAAAATTTAATCCAAAAAGTTTTTAATTCCTTCAGTTGGGAAGGACCAAAGCAACACCTTCCCCGATAACATTTTCTTTTTTATTGAAAGCCGCCAAATAATTGGCGGCTTTTTTATTTCACAGTACCCGCAAATATCGCGAGGTGAGAGATGACGAAATGCCTCATAACCCAAATACCTGGCTGGACTTGGTCCAGAGCTGGTGGCGTGGAGACACACCGCTGGGCGCAGTGATTATGTCGATTGTTATGGCTGGCTTGCGCATTGCATATTTTGGCGGTGGTGGGGGCTGGAAACGAAAAACACTCGAGATTTTGCTCTGTGGTGCTCTGACGCTGACTTTTGCATCCGCTCTTGAGTATGTCGGATGGCCTAAATCTCTTTCTGTTGCCATTGGTGGTGGCGTTGGGTTGATCGGTGTCGATGCTATTCGTGGGGCTGCAATGAGTGTAATCGGTAATAAGTTTGGTGGCTCTAAGGAGTAATTTATGCAGGTACTAAATTCCCAGCGTAAAGCTTTCCTTGATATGGTGGCTTGGTCAGAAGGAACGGATAACGGACGACAACCGACACGTAACCACGGTTATGACGTTATTGTCGGTGGTGAACTCTTCACTGATTACTCCGATCACCCTCGCAAACTTGTCACGCTAAACCCGAAACTCAAGTCAACAGCCGCCGGACGTTACCAGCTTCTTTCACGCTGGTGGGATGCTTACCGTAAACAGCTTGGCCTGAAAGATTTTTCTCCAGAAAGCCAGGACGCTGTAGCTCTGCAGCAGATTAAAGAGCGTGGCGCTTTACCGATGATTGACCGCGGCAATATTCGTCAGGCAATCGACCGTTGCAGCAATATCTGGGCGTCGTTACCAGGTGCAGGTTACGGTCAGTATGAACATAAAATCGGCGACCTGATTGCCCGATTTAAAGAGGCTGGTGGGGTAGTAAATGAAGCTGAGATATAAGCTGGTTATTGTTGCCTTCTTTGTTACCGTCATTGGTTCCTTCATCTGGTCTGTCGGGCATTACTACAGCAAATATCAGCACGAAAAGGAGCGTGCTGATGAGGCTGTACGAAATGCTGAATCGGCAACTGCCATTACCAATAACGTCCTGCAATCAATACAAATCGTAAATACAGCACTGGAGGCTAGCCAGCATGCAAAACAACAAATCGCACTGGAGTCACAGAGAACCCAGGAAGATATCAAAGTGGCTGTTGCGAATGATGATTGCGCTTCACGTCCTGTGCCTGCTGCCGCTACTGACCGGTTGCGGAAGTACGCGGACAGTTTACGTGAGCACCCCAGTAGCACCACTGTCAACCACCCTAACTTCTGAAACACCGATTCCAATTATACCTAGTCCACTGACATATGGTGCTAGCCTAGACCTGAATGCAAGTTTGTTATCTGCATTAGGGCAGTGCAATAGAGATAAAAAGGCTATCCGCAGTATAAACAATGCTAGATGAAGATTTTAATTTAAATTGAAGATGCCTATTACTAGACATCTTTATAATTTATGCTCAAACCAAAGTGGATTTGTAATATTAAAGACTATTTAGGAGACTCTGAATAATAGGCCATAAAGTTAATGTGTTTGCACCAGCTGAGTAAAATCGCTCCATCAGTTGTAGAGGTGTTGATGACTGATTAAACTTGATATCATTTAAAATGTCGTATATTTCTTGTAGCTTCTCTGCACCAAGTTTATCGTTAATTTCACTTAAGTTATTTTGTATGGCGATTTCTGCTTCTTTTATAAGCCGAACTGTTTCTGCTGAGTAATGAATATTGTTGGAAAGAAAAGTATTAGCTGAATCAATAATTTCATAACCAACATCAGCACCAAATGATTTGTTTCCAATTATTTTGATGTTTTCGCATCCCTCAATGCGATAAGCAACGGTTTTCTTTTCACTCATGTTATAACCTGTGTTTAGTTACTTTTATTAGAACCTTGTTATCAGATTTTTCTCATAAAGGAAAGAGTGAAAGAGAAAAATGAATCTCTTTTGTCAAATATGTCTATCAGATTAAAGAGAGTATTTTATGCCAGCACTGATACCTAGAGCCTGCCGTGTTCGCGGCTGCCACCATACCACTACTGACCCGTCAGGCTATTGTGAAAGCCATAAAAGCGAAGGCTGGAAGCAATACAAGCCAGGCCAGTCCCGTCATCAGCGCGGCTACGGTTCGAAGTGGGACAGTATCCGCGCGCGCGTCCTGAAGCGTGACAAAGGTTTATGTCAGTTATGTCTGCGTGCCGGTGTGGTGCGTGAAGCTAAAACCGTTGACCACATCATCCCTAAAGCGCATGGCGGCACCGATGCAGACAGTAATCTGCAGAGCCTGTGCTGGCCGTGCCATAAGACGAAGACGGCCCGTGAACGGCTAAAGTGATAATAATTCTCAACTGCCTGAGGGGAGGGGCGGGTCAAATCCCTGTGGCCTGACGTCTTCCGGACTGCCCGCCCCATCGTTTTTTTATACCCGCGAAAAATGAAATTTAACCAGGAGTGCCGCATATGGCTGGAACGGCGGGGCGTTCCGGGCGTCGCCCCAAGCCAACGGCGCGCAAGGCGCTGGCCGGAAACCCCGGCAAGCGAGCCCTGAACAAAGATGAACCTGTTTTTACGCCCATCAAAGGTGTTGAGCCACCGGAGTGGTTCGCAGAAGAAGATCTCCCTCTCGCCACGATCATGTGGCAACTGACAACCAAAGAACTCTGCGGTCAGGGCCTGCTGTGCGTGACTGACCTGGCGGTACTTGAGCGGTGGTGCGTGGCCTATGAGTTCTGGCGACGTGCCGTGAAAAATATTGCCAGACAGGGCAACACCATCACCGGTGCAATGGGCGGCATGGTCAAAAATCCGGAGCTGACCGCCAAAAAAGAACAGGAGTCCGAGATGAGCAGTACGGGGGCAATGCTCGGACTCGACCCCAGCAGCCGCCAGCGTCTGATTGGCCTGGCGGGGCAGAAGAAAGCCACTAACCCGTTTCTGAAAATCATCGAATCATGAGCCGGAAATCTTACCCCAACGTAAATGCTGCCAATCAGTATGCCCGTGATGTCGTGCGCGGAAAGATTGTGGCCTGCCAGTTTGTGATTCAGGCCTGCCAGCGCCATCTTGATGACCTGATGGAGGAAAAAAGTAAGTCGTTTCGTTACCGCTTCGACAAGGACCTGGCTGAACGGGCCGCGAAATTTATTCAGCTGTTGCCGCACACCAAGGGTGAGTGGGCATTTAAGAGGATGCCCATCACGCTGGAGCCGTGGCAGCTCTTTGTGATCTGCTGCGCGTTTGGCTGGGTCAATAAAGGCTCCCGGCTGCGCCGCTTCCGTGAGGTGTATACCGAAATCCCCCGTAAGAACGGCAAATCGGCAATCTCTGCCGGTGTCGCCCTGTATTGTTTTGCCTGTGATAACGAGTTCGGCGCGGAAGTGTATTCCGGTGCCACGACGGAGAAACAGGCATGGGAAGTCTTTCGTCCGGCAAGACTGATGTGTAAACGCACACCCATGCTGACGGAAGCGTTCGGGATTGAGGTTAACGCCTCAAACATGAACCGTCCGGAGGATGGTGCGCGTTTTGAACCGCTGATCGGTAACCCCGGTGATGGTTCATCACCCCACTGTGCGGTGGTGGATGAATATCACGAGCACGCCACAGATGCGCTTTACACCACGATGCTTACCGGGATGGGGGCGCGACGTCAGCCACTGATGTGGGCTATCACTACCGCCGGGTACAACATTGAGGGGCCGTGCTACGACAAACGGCGGGAAGTCATCGAGATGCTCAACGGCTCGGTGCCTAACGATGAACTGTTCGGGATCATCTATACCGTTGATGAAGGTGACGACTGGACCGACCCGCAGGTGCTGGAAAAAGCCAATCCAAATATTGGCGTGTCGGTTTATCGCGAATTTTTGTTAAGTCAGCAGCAGCGTGCGAAAAATAACGCCCGTCTGGCAAACGTCTTTAAAACAAAACACCTCAATATCTGGGTGTCGGCGCGTTCGGCGTATTTCAACCTGGTGAGCTGGCAGAGCTGCGAGGATAAATCACTGACCCTTGAGCAGTTCGAGGGGCAGCCGTGCATTCTGGCCTTTGACCTGGCGCGTAAGCTGGATATGAACAGCATGGCGCGACTTTATACCCGCGAGATTGACGGTAAAACGCATTACTACAGTGTGGCCCCGCGTTTCTGGGTACCGTATGACACGGTGTACAGCGTCGAGAAAAATGAAGATCGACGGACAGCCGAACGCTTTCAGAAATGGGTGGAAATGGGCGTTCTGACCGTTACCGATGGTGCGGAGGTGGATTATCGCTACATCCTCGAGGAGGCCAAAGCGGCGAACAAAATCAGCCCGGTCAGTGAGTCACCCATCGACCCCTTCGGGGCGACCGGGTTGTCACATGACCTTGCTGATGAAGACCTGAACCCCATCACTATCATTCAGAACTACACCAACATGTCCGACCCGATGAAAGAGCTGGAAGCGGCAATTGAATCGGGGCGCTTTCATCATGATGGCAATCCCATCATGACCTGGTGTATCGGCAACGTGGTCGGCAAAACCATTCCGGGTAACGATGATGTGGTGAAGCCCGTCAAAGAGCAGGCGGAAAACAAAATCGATGGTGCAGTTGCGCTGATTATGGCGGTTGGCAGAGCCATGCTGTATGAGAAAGAAGACACTCTGTCCGACCACATTGAGTCCTACGGGATCCGCTCGCTTTAACTGAGGTAATTATGATCATGCTGATTCTCGCGCCTCTGGTGGGCGTGCTGGGGGTGCTTTTGCTGGCGTATGGTGCCTGGCTGATTTATCCCCCGGCGGGGTTTGTTGTTGCCGGGGCGTTGTGCCTGTTCTGGTCGTGGCTGGTGGCGCGATATCTCGACCGTACACAGTCGTCTGTCGGCGGAGGTAAATAGTGTTCTTTTCGGGATTATTTCAACGAAAAAGTGACGCACCGATGACCACGCCAGCAGAGCTGGCGGATGCTATCGGGTTGTCCTACGACACCTATACCGGAAAGCAGATCAGCAGCCAGCGGGCCATGCGACTGACGGCGGTTTTTTCCTGTGTCAGGGTGCTGGCGGAGTCGGTCGGGATGTTGCCCTGCAACCTGTATCACCTGAACGGCAGCCTGAAGCAGAGAGCCACTGGCGAACGTCTGCATAAGCTGATCTCCACGCATCCCAATGGCTATATGACGCCGCAGGAGTTCTGGGAGCTGGTGGTCACCTGTCTGTGCCTGCGGGGAAACTTTTACGCCTACAAAGTGAAAGCATTTGGCGAAGTGGCTGAACTGCTGCCCGTCGATCCCGGCTGTGTGGTACCGAAGCTTAACAGTAGCTGGGAGCCGGTCTATCAGGTCACATTCCCGGATGGCTCCACGGATGTACTGAGCCAGGAAGATATCTGGCATGTGCGCACGCTGACGCTGGACGGACTGGTGGGGCTGAATCCCATCGCCTATGCCCGCGAGGCAATATCGCTGGCGGCAGCGACCGAAGAGCACGGGGCCAGACTGTTCAGCAATGGCGCGGTGACGTCGGGTGTGTTGCGTACAGAGCAGACGCTGTCAGATCAGGCTTATGAGCGCCTGAAGAAAGATTTTGAGGAGCGTCACACCGGGCTTGGCAATGCTCACCGCCCGATGATCCTTGAGATGGGGCTGGACTGGAAGTCGATGGCGCTGAACGCCGAGGACAGCCAGTTCCTGGAAACCCGCAAGTTTCAGCTTGAAGAAATCTGTCGTCTGTTCCGGGTGCCATTGCACATGGTGCAGAACACCGATCGCGCCACCTTCAACAATATCGAAGAGCTGGGGCTGGGATTTATCAACTATTCACTGGTGCCGTATCTGACCCGCATTGAGCAGCGGATCAACACCGGACTGGTACGAAAAAGTAAGCAGGGCGTTTATTACGCCAAATTTAACGCCGGGGCCTTACTGCGCGGGGATATGAAGTCCCGTTTTGAAGCCTACGCTACCGGGATCAACTGGGGAATTTACTCTCCCAATGACTGCCGCGACCTGGAAGATATGAATCCGCGTCCCGGTGGTGATGTCTATCTCACACCGATGAACATGACCACGAAACCCTCCGATGGCAGTAAAGCCGGTAAGCAGAAGGATAACGCCAATGCAGACGAAACAACGTCTTGATGTACCGCTGAGTCTGAAATCTGTCAGTGACTCCGGTGAGTTTGAAGGGTATGGCTCCGTCTTTGGTGTAAAGGACAGCCACGATGATGTGGTGATGTCAGGGGCATTTGCCGCTTCCCTGCGGGCGTGGAGTGACAGAAAAGCGTTACCTGCGCTGCTCTGGCAGCACCGCATGGATGAACCCATCGGTGTTTACACCGAAATGAAGGAAGACGATGTCGGGCTTTACGTCAGGGGACGGTTGCTTATTGATGATGATCCCCTCGCAAAACGCGCACATGCACACATGAAGGCCGGTTCGTTAACCGGCCTTTCTATTGGGTACGTCCTGAAAGACTGGGAATACGACCGGACGAAAGAAGCCTTTCTGCTGAAAGAAATCGACCTCTGGGAAGTCAGTCTGGTGACGTTCCCGTCTAACGACGAGGCGCGGATCAGCGACGTCAAGAACGCGCTGGCCCGCGGGGAAATCCCCGAACAGAAAAAAATCGAAAGAGTCCTGCGTGATGTCGGACTCTCCCGTACCCTGGCCAAAGCATTCATGGCCGGGGGCTATGGCGCACTGTCCCTGCGCGACGCTGAGGATGTGAGCTCTGCACTGAATGCACTGAAAAATCTGAACTTCTAATCAGGAGAAATACGATGGCGGTAGATATTAAAGATGTCGAACAGGTCGCGCAGGAGCTGCAGCAGAAGTTTGACGACTTCAAAGCAAAGAACGACAAGCGCGTGGATGCGATTGAGCAGGAAAAAGGCAAGCTTGCCGGGCAGGTGGAAACCCTGAACGGGAAACTCAGCGAGCTGGAAAACCTCAAAAGCGATCTTGAAAAAGAGCTGCTTGAGCTGAAACGTCCGGCAGGTGGTGCGCAAAATAAACTGGCCACCGAGCATAAAGAAGCGTTTGTGGGCTTCCTGCGTAAAGGCCGTGAAGATGGTCTGCGCGATCTGGAGCGCAAGGCATTACAGGTGGGCACCGATGAAGACGGCGGCTATGCCGTGCCGGAAGCACTGGATCGCAACATTCTCACCCTGCTGAAAGATGAAGTGGTGATGCGCCAGGAAGCCACGGTGATCACCGTTGGTGGTTCCGACTACAAAAAACTGGTGAATCTGGGCGGCACGGCTTCCGGATGGGTTGGCGAGACTGACGCGCGCTCCCAGACTGCCACCTCAAAACTGGGCCTGATTGAACCTTTCATGGGGGAAATCTACGGTAACCCGCAGGCCACCCAGAAAATGCTGGATGATGCCTTTTTCAACGTGGAAGCATGGATCAACAGCGAGCTGGCAACCGAATTTGCCGAACAGGAAGAAATTGCCTTTACCACCGGCGATGGTACCAAGAAGCCGAAAGGGTTCCTGGCGTATGAATCCACGGATGAAACCGATAAGGTCCGGGCGTTCGGCAAACTTCAGCATATTGTATCCGGCGACGCGACGGCGGTGACCGCAGACGCCATTATCAAACTGATTTACACGCTGCGTAAGGCACACCGCACCGGCGCGAAGTTCATGATGAACAACAATAGCCTGTTTGCCATCCGTCTGCTGAAAGACAGCGAGGGTAACTATCTGTGGCGTCCGGGGCTGGAGCTGGGGCAGCCGTCCTCTCTGGCGGGTTACGGTATCGCTGAAAACGAACAGATGCCGGATATCGCCGCTGATGCGAAAGCCATTGCATTTGGTAACTTCAAACGGGGTTACACCATCGTTGACCGTATCGGCACCCGCATTCTGCGTGACCCGTACACCAATAAACCGTTTGTCGGTTTTTATACCACCAAACGCACCGGCGGCATGCTGGTCGATTCGCAGGCCATCAAACTGCTGAAGATTGCAGTGGCGTAATCACTCAGGGGCGCGGAACCGCGCCCCTGTTCTGACGGGTGAAGAATCATGATCCTGAAACAAGATCTGAAATGGTCACCGGACGGTATGCGTGTTGAGGTCATTCGGGCCGGTGAGTATGACGACGGGGCGCTTCATGCCCGGGTGCAGGAGATTGCACTTCAGGCCGGGTTAGCAGAGCGCGGAACCAGTGCAAAAAGCAGTAAAGCGACAAAAGAGAAAAAAGCCACGACCAGTAAAGAGGGCTGAGTATGCTTCTGACAATGGAAGAGATTAAAGCCCAACTCCGGCTGGATGAGGATTTCGATACTGATGACCGCCATCTGCAACTGCTGGCCTGTGCGGCACAAAAGCGGACGGAAACGTATCTGAACCGGACGCTCTATGCACCGGATGAAACCATTCCGGACAACGATCCGGACGGTCTGCACCTGCCGGATGATATTCGTCTGGGGATGCTGATGCTTATCAGCCATTTTTACGAAAACCGCTCGTCGGTTACGGAAGTGGAGAAACTCGACATGCCGCAGAGTTTTGGCTGGCTTGTTGGCCCGTACAGGTACTTTCCGCAATGAAAATTCGTCAGGCGCAGACCAGCGCAACCTACATTCTGCCGGACCCCGGCGAACTGAATAAACGCGTCCTGATTCGCCAGCGGGTGGATATGCCCGCGGATAACTTTGGCGTGGAGCCTCAATACCCGGTTACGTTCCGGACATGGGCGAAGGTTATCCAGACCAGTGCCACCACCTGGCAGGAAACCGCGCAGACCGGGGACGCCATCACCCATTACATCACCATTCGTTACCGCCGGGGGATCACCGCTGATTATGAGGTGGTCTGCGGTGACAGTGTGTACCGGGTGAAACGTCAGCGCGATCTGAACGGGGCGCGGCGCTTTCTGCTGCTGGAGTGTACGGAGCTGGGCGAATGTAGGCAGAGTCACGGAGGCAACAATGACGACTTCCTTTTTGCACGTTGATTTTCAGCAGCCCGCGGAGATGCGCTTTAACCGCGCCCGTGTCCGGCGGGCGTTTGTCACGATTGGTCAGCGTCATATGCGTGATGCCCGTCGGCTGGTGATGCGCCGTGCGCGGTCGGCAGCGGGTGAAAACCCCGGTTATCAGACCGGACGCCTGGCTCGTTCGATTGGTTACATGGTACCCAGAGCCAGTAAACATCGCCCTGGTTTTATGGCACGTATAGCCCCTAACCAGCGTAATGGAGAGGGAAACCGTCGTATCACCGGTGATTTTTATCCGGCTTTTTTGTTCTATGGCGTGAGGCGAGGGGCAAAGCGTCGTCGCAGCCATCATCGTGGTGCATCCGGTGGCAGCGGCTGGCGACTGGCTCCACGTAATAACTTCATGGTGGAAACGCTTGAAAAGAACCGCAGCTGGACACGCTATTTTCTGGCGCGGGAATTGCGTAAATCACTGAAGCCGGAGAGACGACACAGATGAAACTGACGCCTGTTATTGCTGCACTGCGTGCCCGCTGTCCGTATTTTGAAAACCGGGTTGCAGGCGCGGCACAGTTCAAAAATCTGCCGGAGGTCGGAAAGCTGAGACTCCCGGCGGCGTATGTGGTACCGGGTGATGACTCTCCGGGAGAAAACAAAAGCCAGACCGACTACTGGCAGGAGCTGAAAGAGGGCTTCTCCGTGGTTGTCATACTGAGTAACGGGCGTGATGAGCGCGGTCAGTTTGCCTCGTATGATGTGGTGGACGATGTCCGGCAGATGCTCTTTAAGGCCCTGCTGGGCTGGAACCCGGAAGCGTGCGGTAACCCGATTACCTATGACGGCGGCACGCTGCTGGATCTGAATCGTCATGAGCTGATTTATCAGTTCGATTTTTCGGTCATCAGCGAGCTGACTGAAGACGATACCCGCCAGCAGGATGATCTGAACAGTCTGGATGAACTGCAAACGCTGGCGATTGATGTTGATTATCTCGAGCCCGGTAACGGGCCTGACGGCGATATCGAACATCACATCGAAATAACCCTTCCTTCCTGAGGATCCTCATGTTTGTCAAACCTGTTAAAGGGCGGTCAGTTCCTGACCCTGCCCGCGGCGACCTTTTGCCCGCCGAAGGGCGAAATGTTGACGAGAACAACTACTGGCTGCGCCGTGAAGCAGCGGGTGATATCCGGCGCGTGAATAAAAAGGTGAACACCGATGACGATAAGCTTTAACACCATTCCGTCGAATACGCTGGTTCCGCTGTTTTATGCGGAAATGGATAACCAGGCGGCGAATACTGCACAGGACAGCGGAGCATCGCTGCTGATTGGTCATGCCAATAACGGTGCAGAGATTGTTGCCAACAGTCTGGTACTGATGTCGTCGGCAGACTATGCACGCCAGATTTGTGGTGCGGGAAGTCAGCTGGCGCGTATGGTCGAGGCTTATCGCCAGACCGACCCGTTTGGCGAGCTGTATGTGATTGCCGTTCCTGAATCCACAGGCGCGGCGGCAACGGTTACGCTGACGGTGACCGGGGCGGCAACCGAAACCGGCACGGTGAATGTCTATGTGGGACGTACCCGCGTGCAGGCTCCGGTGACCAACGGCGATAACGTCACGACGATTGCCAGCAGTATCAAAGATGCCATCAATGCCGTTCCGGCCCTGCCGTTTACGGCTTCATCTTCGGCAGGCGTGGTCACACTGACCGCGCGTCATAAGGGGCTTTGCGGGAATGAAATTCCTGTCAGCCTCAATTACTACGGCTTTGGTGGGGGCGAAGTGCTGCCAGCGGGCGTACAGATTGCCGTGGCGACGGGTACCGCCGGAACGGGTGCTCCGGTTCTCACCGGCGCGGTGGCTGCAATGGCGGATGAGCCGTTTGATTATATCGGTCTGCCGTTCAACGACACGGCCTCCGTTAACACGCTGGTGACCGAGATGAACGATACCAGCGGTCGCTGGAGCTATGCGCGTCAGCTGTATGGTCATGTGTATACGGCAAAGATCGGCACGCTGTCAGAACTGGTGACCGCAGGTGACCAGTTTAACCAGCAGCACATTACCCTGGCGGGGTACGAAAAAGAGACCCAGACGCCTGCCGACGAACTGGCGGCAAGCCGTACCGCCCGCGCAGCGGTGTTTATTCGCAACGATCCGGCACGTCCCACGCAGACCGGTGAGCTGGTGGGTATGCTGCCTGCGCCGAAGGGGAAACGGTTCACGATGACCGAACAACAGACCCTGCTGTCTCATGGCGTGGCAACGGCGTATGTCGAAAGCGGGGTACTGCGCATTCAGCGTGATGTCACCACGTACAGGAAAAACGCTTACGGGGTTGCGGATAACAGCTACCTAGACAGTGAGACTCTGCATACCAGCGCGTATGTACTGCGCAAACTGAAATCCGTCATTACCAGTAAGTACGGGCGTCACAAGCTTGCCAGTGACGGTACCCGCTTTGGTCCCGGTCAGGCGATTGTCACCCCGGCGGTGATCAAAGGGGAACTGCTGGCAACCTACCATCAGCTTGAGCGTGCGGGGATCGTGGAAAACTACGAACTGTTTAAGCAGTACCTGGTTGTGGAGCGTGATGCCAGCGATCCGAACCGCCTGAACACGCTGTTCCCGCCTGACTATGTTAACCAGTTGCGTGTCTTTGCCGTGGTTAACCAGTTCCGTCTTCAGTATTCAGAGGAGTCCGCATAATGGCCCGTATCGGGGGAACCTGTTATTTCAAAATTGACGGTCAGCAGCTATCGCTGACCGGCGGCATTGAGGTGCCCATGAACAGGACGGTCAATGATGACATCATCGGCCTGGACGGTTCAGTGGACCGCAAGGAAACTCACCGTGCGCCTTATGTCAAAGGGACCTTCAAGGTGCCGAAGAATTTTCCGGTGAGCAAAATCACTTCGTCTGATGAGATGACCATCACTGCCGAGCTGGCGAACGGTCAGGTCTATGTATTGTCGTCCGCCTGGCTGCACGGCGAAGCGAACCATAATGCCGAAGAAGGCACGGTTGATCTTGAGTTCCACGGTGAAGAAGGGGATTACCAGTAATGAAAGAGCTTGAGTTAAAGAAACCGATTATCGCTCATGGTGAGACACTCTCCGTACTGGAGTTTGATGAACCCACCGGGAAGGATGTCCGCGAGCTGGGGTATCCCTACCAGATGAATCAGGATGAGTCCGTCAGACTTCTGGCGCATGTGGTGTCGAAATACATTGTGCGGCTGGCGAAAGTGCCGCAAAGCTCTGTCGACCAGATGTCTCCGGCAGACCTGAATGCAGCGGCGTGGCTTGTGGCTGGTTTTTTCCTCCAGGCCTGACGGCTGAATACCTCACTGATCGCTTCTTTGACTGCGCCAGCTACTGGCGCATTAATCCCTTCGAATTGCTGAATATGCCGATCAGTGAAATTCCCTTGCTGGTCAGTCAGGCAAACAGGATAGAGCAGGAGAAACGCACACATGGCTGAATTTGAGCTTAAGGCGTTGATCACCGGTGTCGACAGGCTTTCTCCCGCGCTGTCGAAAATGCAAAAGAAAATCCGGGGATTTAAACGCCAGGCGGAAGAAGCGTCACAGGGTGGGCTGGCGCTTGGTGGCGGACTGGCAGCGGGTCTGACGCTTTCCCTGAAATCTTATGCCGATCAGGAAAACGCCGCCACCGGGCTGAAAGTCGCCATGATGGATGCGAACAGCGAGGTTGGAAAGAGCTTTCAGGACATCAATAAACTGGCTATTGGCCTGGGTAACCAGCTACCCGGTACAACGGCTGATTTCCAGAACATGATGCAGATGCTGGTGCGTCAGGGGATCCCGGCAGAAAACATTCTTGGTGGTGTGGGTAAAGCGACAGCTTATCTTGCGGTACAACTGAAAAAAACACCGGAAGCGGCTGCTGAGTTTGCTGCAAAGATGCAGGATGCTACCGGAACGGCGTCAGAAGACATGATGGGGCTGTTCGACACTATCCAGAAGGCGTTTTATCTGGGCGTTGACGATACCAACATGTTGTCCTTCTTCACTAAAACCAGTTCTGTTCTGAAGATGGTGAATAAGGACGGACTTCAGGCTGCACAGAGCCTTGCCCCTATCAGCGTCATGATGGATCAGATGGGGATGAACGGGGAGTCGGCAGGTAATGCCCTGCGAAAAGTTATCCAGTCCGGATTAAGCGTTAAGAAAATCAGGGACGTCAATAAAGTCATGGCCCGCCAGAAACTCGGGGTACAGCTCGATTTTACTGACGGCAAAGGAAGTTTTGGCGGTCTTGATAACATGTTCAGGCAACTGGCAAAGCTGCGAAAACTGACCGACGTTAAGCGAACAGGTGTACTTAAGGCAATATTTGGTGATGATGCCGAAACCCTTCAGGTGGTCAATGCACTAATCGATAAAGGAAAGGATGGCTACGATCAGATCCAGCAGAAGATGAATAAACAGGCCAGCCTGAATAAACGTGTTCAGGCCCAGCTTGGTACGCTGTCCAACCTGTGGGAGGCAATGACGGGGACCGCAACTAACGGCCTTGCGGCTATTGGTGGCGCATTTTCTGGTGACGCCAAAAATATCACGCAATGGCTGGGGGAGTTAGGGGAAAAATTCACGAAGTTTGCGGATGAAAATCCCCGGGTTATTCGCGGCGTCGTCGGGCTTGCTGCCGGTCTTGCGATTCTGAAACTGGGATTGATGGGCGTTGGCGGTGCCATCAGTATTGTCAGCAGGATCATGTCGATGACGCCGATTGGAATGATTGCGACGGCGATAGCCCTGGCTGCGGGATTAATTATCACTAACTGGGATGTTGTCGGACCTTATTTCAAGAAGCTCTGGGAAACCATTGGTCCTTATTTTGAGGCTGGCTGGGAACTTCTGAAGAAGGTTTTTGCCTGGTCGCCGCTGGGGATGGTAATCAATAACTGGGGACCGGTTGTTAAGTGGTTTCAGGATATGTGGGACAAGCTGAAGCCAATTATTGAGTGGTTTACCGACAGTTCCGGTGACACGGTCGATGCCATTAACTCTGCGCAGTGGGGCGCGGGTGCTTATGATGCTTATGGGACGGGAATACTGGCGCGGGGATACACACCTTATCAGGCGGTAGATCCGGCTCAGTCAAACAACGCCTCCGATGCCACAGGCTCGAATCCCTTCATGATTAATAAAGCTACCGCGCCAAAAGTTGATGGTGAGATCAAGGTATCATTTATAAATATGCCACCAGATATGCGGGTTACGGAAACACGCTCCAGTGGCATTGATATAAATCACGATGTTGGCTATACCCGATTTTGGTAGCCAGGATTCCCCTCACAGGTATTGCTGGTTGTAAGTCATAAATAGAGTGATAGAATTAATGCACATTTAGAAAAATGTTAATAGGCGAAAAATGAAAGGCTATATCACAGCAAGTGTAATTCTTGGAGCAGCGGCTATTTTTTCATCTCTCATAATCTCTGGCAACATCTCCTTTAAAGATGAACATATTATTCAGTTATCTGGAGGAGCCATAAAACTTGGTGATGTTTATAAAGAAAATAAATTGATAAGTGCAAAGATTATTTTTCCAGATAATCAGGGTGAACAGATTCTTGTTGTCGACGGCAATCCTGAAAACTTTAAGGAGGATTTTCAGGAGAAATTAAATAAAGTAATAAAAACTTTAAATGCGTCAAAGAAAAAAGATGAAGAGAAAGTTAGCCTGGATAATTTAAGTGTTATTGAAGAGTCTAAACTAGAGCTCGTTTCTGCGGTGCGTTACTCTGCTCAGTATGTTCCTATGTTTACTCTGACGCTGGACAAAAAAGAAATTACCATGCCTAAAAATACGGTAATATTTCCATTTGCCAGCGATGAAACAGCTAAGTATTTAAATGAACAACAGCAAAAGTATAAAGATTCGTTGTTTCTGACTCGCTAATTAATAAAATTCATTACAAGGCCACCTTCTAATAGGTGGCTTTTTTATTTTCGGAGTGTATATGACGTGGAAAGACAGGCTTCAGGATGCGTCATTTCGAGGTGTGCCGTTTAAGGTTGAAGAAGAAAGTGCGGGAACCGGTCGCCGTGTGGAAACACATGAATACCCGAACCGCGACAAGCCCTATACCGAAGATCTGGGAAAAGTCACTTTCCGCCCGTCCATCACAGCTTATGTGGTGGGAGATGACTGCTTTGACCAGCGCGATCGCCTGATTGAAGCGCTGAATAAACCAGGTCCCGGCACGCTTGTCCACCCGACATATGGTGAGCTGAAAGTCTGTGTTGACGGGGAAGTTCGGGTCAGCACATCGAAAAGTGAAGGGCGTATTGTCCGCTTTGACCTGAAGTTTGTCGAAGCGGGAGAACTCTCTTACCCCACATCAGGCGTGGCGACGGCGCAGACGCTGATGTCATCCTGTTCTGCACTGGATGACTGCATCAGTGACAGTTTCAGTAGTTTCAGTATCGATGGCGTGGCAGATTTTGTGCAGAACGACGTCGTCGGTAATGCCAGCACAATGCTTGGGTATGTTTCTGATGCGATGAAAGTGGTGGATTCTGCCGTATCGGATGCCGCCAGGCTGTTGCAGGGGGATATCTCGGTACTTCTGCCGCCGCCATCGTCAGGCAAAAATTTCGTTGAGCAGGTGCAGAAAATGTGGCGTACCGGGAAACGCCTTTATGGTAACGCCAGCGACCTGGTCACCATGATCAAAACGCTTTCCGGTGTCAGCCTCGGCAGCGATCTGCAACCGCGCGGCGTCTGGAAAACGGACAGTAAAACCACCGCCACGGCTACGCAGCAGCGTAACGTGGTTGCCAGCACCCTTCGTACGACCGCAATCAGCGAAGCGACGTATGCCGTCACCCGATTGCCTGCGCCAACAACTTCCGCGGTGATGCAGAATGCCGCAGTGGGGCAGGCAACAACACCTGCGCAGAGCACTGGCTGGCCTTCCGTCACGCATCCGGCACTGAACAATGCACCGGCGGTGAAAAACACAGTTGACCTGCCGACGTGGGAAGAACTGACTGACATTCGCGACACACTGAATACGGCAATTGATAAGGAGTTGTCCCGTACAACCAGTGATGCGCTGTTTCTGGCGCTGCGCCGGGTGAAAGCAGATCTGAATGCGGATATCAACACGCGCCTTGAACAGTCTGCACGGATCATTCAGCGCGCACCGGATGAGGTTTTACCCGCGCTGGTGCTGGCGGCGACCTGGTTTGATAACGCGGCGCGTGACGCGGACATTATTCGGCGTAATGCCATTACGCATCCCGGCTTTGTGCCGGTGATCCCTCTGAAGGTGCCAGTGCAATGAACGACAATGTCACGCTACGGGTAAATGGCCGGGAGTGGAATGGCTGGACATCGGTGCGCATCGGTGCCGGTATTGAACGGCTGGCGCGGGATTTCAGTGTGGAGATCACCCGCCAGTGGCCGGGTGATGAGGGTATCACCACGCTTCAGCCGCGCATTAAAAACGGTTCAAAAGTGGAGGTGCTGATTGGTGATGAGCTGGTGATCACCGGCTGGGTGGAGGCGACGCCCGTTCGTTACGATGCCCGTTCGGTCAGCACCGGTATTGCCGGACGCAGTCTGACCGCTGACCTGATTGACTGTGCAGCCGAACCGACACAGTTTAACGGACGATCGCTGGTACAGATTGCGCAGGCGCTTGCTGCGCCTTTCGGCATTGAGGTGGTGAACAACGGTGCGCCGTCGGGTGTTATTCCTGACATCCAGCCTGATCACGGCGAAACGGTGATTGAGGTGATCAACAAAATACTCGGTCAGCAGCAGGCACTGGCTTACGACGACCCGCACGGCAGGCTGGTGATTGGCGGTATTGGCTCAACTCGGGCACATACCGCGCTGGTACTTGGGGAAAACATCCTTTCCTGCGATACGGAGAAGAGTATCCGGGAGCGGTTTTCAGTTTACCAGGTGGCGGGGCAGCGTGCCGGAAACGACGATGATTTCGGTGAGGCCACCACCACCGCGCTGCGGGCCCGCACAGAGGACGCATTTATTGCCCGTTACCGTCCGATGTATATCAGGCAGACAGGGCAGGCCACGGGGGCAGGCTGTATTGCGCGTGCTGACTTTGAAGCCCGACAACGGGCGGCGCGGACGGATGAAACCACTTATGTGGTGCAGGGCTGGCGACAGGGTAACGGTACGCTGTGGCAGCCCAACCAGCGGGTGATTGTCTTCGATCCGGTCTGTGGTTTCGACAATACCGAACTGCTTGTTTCGGAAGTCACGTTTACTCAGGACCAGAACGGCACCCTGACGGAAATCCGTGTCGGCCCGCCTGATGCTTATCTGCCTGAACCCGAAGATCCCGGCGCGCGGAAAAAGAAAAAAGCCAGAGTACAGGAGGACCCGTTCTGATGAGGGCGATTGAAGCCATGCAGCGACAACTTCTCGGCCTGATTGGGCGGGCCGTGGTGAAAAGCATCAGTGCCGCCACGAAATGTCAGACCGTGGATGTGTCCCTGATTGCCGGTGAACCCAAAGCCGGGGTTGAACATCTTGAACCCTACGGTTTTACCGCAAGGGCAAACAGCGGTGCGGAAGCGGTGGTGTTGTTTCCGGATGGCGACCGTTCTCATGCGGTGGTTGTTACGGTGTCGGACCGGCGCTACCGCCTGAAAGGGCTGCAGACGGGTGAGGTGGCTGTCTATGACGATCAGGGGCAGTCCGTGACGCTGACCCGGGAGGGGATCGTGGTGGACGGTGCAGGTAAAACGATCACGTTTCGCAATTCACCTAAAGCACGTTTTGAAATGGACCTGGAAGTGACAGGACAGGTGAAAGACCTGTGCGACTCCAGCGGCACTACCATGTCAGCGATGCGGCTTGCCTATAACGGGCATCGTCACAGAGAGAACGGTCAGGGCAGTAACACCGACAAACCGGATAAAGCGATGGAGGCATGATGGAACTGTGGCTGACGGTGAACGGTAAACGCACCTGCGCCAGCGCACCGCTGGATCCGCTGACCCGCGCCGTGGTGATTTCCCTGTTTACCTGGCGGCGGGCGGAGCCTGATGACAACGCCGACGTCCCGATGGGATGGTGGGGGGATACCTGGCCTGCGGTACAGAATGACCGTTACGGCTCCCGACTGTGGCTGCTTCAGCGCAGCAAACTGACCAATCAGCTGGTGCAGACGGTAAGGGGGTATATCCGCGAATGCCTGCAATGGATGATTGATGACGGCGTGGTGTCCCGTATTGATCTGGATATCCGCCGCACCGGGATTAATGAGCTGGGTAACAGTATCACCCTCTGGCGTCGTGACGGACCGGTAATGATTTCTTTTGATGATCTGTGGAGTGCGATAACGCATGGCGGACAGTGAATTTCAGCGCCCGACGCTGGCAGAAAATATCAGTATGCTCCGTAACGATTTATTCGCCAGGCTGGACGTCAGCGACACGCTCCGGCGCATGGATGAAGACGTGCGGGCAAAGGTGTATGCGGCGGCGCTGCATACGGTTTACGGGTACATCGATTATCTGGCAATGAACATTCTGCCTGACCTGTGCGATGAGTCCTGGCTGGCGCGACATGCTGCGATGAAACGGTGTCCGCGCAAGGGGGCCACGGCTGCCAGCGGGTATATGCGCTGGGAAGGTGTCAGCGATGGCCTGAAGGTGACCGCCGGGAGTGTTATTCAGCGCGATGACCTGGTGCAGTACACGGCAACTGCCGATGCAACCAGCTCCGGTGGTGTCCTGCGCGTGCCGATCGCCTGCTCAAATGCAGGCGCGGTCGGTAACGCTGACGACGGTACGGCATTAATCCTGGTCACGCCGGTGAATGGTCTGCCGTCTTCCGGTGTGGCTGACACCCTGACAGGCGGATTTGATACTGAAGAGCTGGAAACGTGGCGCGCCCGCGTCATTGAGCGGTATTACTGGACGCCGCAGGGTGGGGCTGACGGGGACTATGTCGTCTGGGCTAAAGAAGTGCCCGGCATTACCCGCGCATGGACATACCGTCACTGGATGGGAACGGGAACTGTCGGTGTGATGATTGCCAGCAGTGACCTGATTAATCCCATTCCGGAAGAATCAACGGAAACGGCGGCAAGACAACATATCGGGCCACTGGCCCCGGTGGCAGGCTCTGATTTGTATGTGTTCAGGCCGGTGGCACATACGGTGGATTTTCATATCCGCGTGACGCCGGACACACCGGAAATACGGGCTGCCATCACCGCGGAGTTGCGTTCGCTCCTGCTGCGTGATGGTTATCCGCAGGGAGAACTGAAGGTATCGCGTATCAGTGAGGCGATTTCCGGTGCGAACGGGGAATACAGCCATCAGTTGCTTGCACCGGCAGACAATATCTCCATTGCAAAAAATGAACTGGCGGTACTGGGGACGATTTCATGGACGTGACAAACGATGATTACATCCGTCTGTTGTCGGCACTGTTGCCCCCCGGTCCGGCGTGGTCAGCCAGCGATCCGGCGATTGCCGGTGCGGCACCGTCATTAACCCGCGTTCATCAGCGTGCGGATGCCCTGATGCGGGAGCTGGATCCGCGCACCACCACTGAACTGATAAACCGCTGGGAGCGTCTGTGCGGTCTGCCGGATGAATGTATTCCCGCAGGGACACAGACCCTTCGCCAGCGTCAGCAACGGCTGGATGCGAAGGTTAACCTGGCGGGCGGCATCAACGAGAATTTTTATCTTGCACAGCTTGCTGCCCTGGGCAGACCAGACGCTACCATCACGCGATACGACAAAAGCACGTTCACCTGCTCATCGGCCTGTACTGACGCGGTGAATGCGCCGGAATGGCGGTATTACTGGCAGGTCAACATGCCAGCCGCCACAAACACCACCTGGATGACATGTGGCGATCCCTGTGATTCCGCGCTGCGTATCTGGGGCGACACCGTTGTCGAATGTGTGCTTAACAAACTCTGCCCGTCGCATACCTACGTAATTTTTAAATATCCGGAGTAATCCATGCATCGTATAGACACGAAAACCGCGCAGAAGGATAAGTTCGGCGCGGGTAAGAACGGTTTTACCCGTGGTAACCCCCAGACAGGCACGCCTGCCACCGATCTGGATGATGACTACTTTGACATGTTGCAGGAAGAACTCTGCAGCGTGGTGGAGGCATCCGGTGCCAGCCTGGAGAAGGGGCGAAACGACCAGTTGCTTACCGCGCTTCGTGCTCTGCTGTTAAGCCGCAAGAATCCGTTTGGTGATATCAAATCGGATGGCACGGTGAAAATGGCTCTCGAAAACCTTGGTTTGGGAGAAGCGGCAAAACGGAATGTGGGGACAGGAGAAAATCAGGTACCGGATATGAACAACTTTGGTAACTCATTGACCGCCAATGGATACCAGAAATTACCTGGGGGGATGATTATTCAATGGGGGAGTTTTTCTGTCTCACCAACCGGAGGAAGTGTTGGAACAGTTGATATAACATTACCTGTAGCTTTCCCTGCTGCTTGTCGTTCGGTAAACGCTCTTATTTCAACTAATGATCCTTCTGCCCGTTCTGTGGGCTTTGATATTGGAAGTACCAACAGAACTAAAATCAGATTTACTTACACTTCTGCTACAACAAATTCAATTTACTGGATGGCTGTGGGGTATTAACTATGGAAAAGACATATTATTTTAATCCCTCTGATTCGGGATTTTATATTTCACCAGATAGCCAAACCATTCCTGAGAACGCTACGAAAATAAACTTTACTATTTATTCTGAGTTCGCAGGAGTTGCATGGCCTGATGGTAAAATACTTGGTTCAGATAAAAATGGTTTTCCAGCATGGCAGGATGCGCCACCACTTACCAGCGAAGAATTAATCTCAATCGCTGAATCAAATAAACAGCGATTAGTTAATCAGGCCAACGAATACATGAACAGTAAACAATGGCCTGGTAAAGCGGCGATTGGTCGTCTGAAAGGTGAGGAACTGGCGCAATATAATTTGTGGCTGGATTATCTGGACGCACTGGAACTGGTCGATACTTCCGGTGCGCCAGATATTGAATGGCCTACTCCTCCGGCAGTTCAGGCCAGATGACATCCGGCGCGGTGCTGGTATCCGTTGCCGTCACCGCGTCAATGTAATCCAGCACAGCGTTTAGTCGGGTGGTTTCTGTCTGCGTCAGCTTCCTCCCGGCCTGCAATTTCAGTTGAATCAGACTAATGGAAGCCATTGCAGTATCAATTAGTGACTGTCGCTGTACTTCTGCCGCTTTTACTGCGGCACCATATTGTGCCTCAGTATCTGTCACCCATTTCTCACCATCCCATTTATCGTATGGCGTTAATGGGACGATAGTGGTTGTATTTTCAGGGTAATCACCCGGAGCTGTGATTTCTTTTGATTCTCCTGTTTCAGTGCTATAGACAAATTCACCACGATGGTCTGGCACATATATCCACGAGTTAAAATCTTCAGAACGGCAAATTGCATAACCAGTTTTGTATGGGCCAGGGGCATCTAAACAGGAACATGCCGGAATGCCGACACCAATGGCAAGATATTCTGTTGATGTGGAAATATATTCCCGCGTTTCACCATCATAATTATAAACGGTTATGTCTCCCGCTTTTATGGCAATGAGTTCGTTATTTAAGACAACTTTATTCATCAGGCAGCCCTCACGATATAATTAAAGGCAATGTTACGAGGTCGGTTTTCGTTTGCAGTTGGAACAACTCTGGAAGCATCGAATGTTACTCGCTTTGCATAACCACCTTTAATTGAATCCGATGAAGCATCTCCGATGACGCTGGTTGTAAAAACGCCAGAATCAGAAGGATAGGTATTGAACCTGACATCCACTAATGCACCAATTATATTTCGAATGGCATCGCCCTGTGATGAAAGCAAGCTACGGTTAGTATCTATTCCTCTTCCGTCATCCCAGCCACGAATAAACTCACCACGTAAATCTGGCAATTTATTTGTCGGATAAACTTTTGCCAGTTCCGGATACTCTTCGGCAGAAAAAGGCGCACCATTGCATTTCAGCCAGCCTGTTGGCGGAGTGGCTGAAGGCCACGGAACAGGCACACCAACGGGTAATGCCGAACCTTCTCCCAAACCAACCTTTTAGAAAATGCAGTAATTCCGCTCAGATGGCATGATCCAAGCTTTTTAAGGGGCATTTCTCATGCTCATCGGTTATGTACGTGTGTCAACAAATGACCAGAACACCGCATTGCAACGAAACGCACTGGAGTGCGCAGGATGTGAACTGATATTCGAGGATAAGATCAGCGGCAGATGGGGGGGCAGTCAGGGGGTTGCCCAGCTCAATTTGTTTGATGAAAACGCGCCACGCCCGGGTAGTGAGAAACTGATGGAAGTGTTGGATCACCTCAACGCCAAAGACGGCAGGGGAACCTTGTACTTTACCAGGCAGGGTATCCAGCCACAGTTGCAGATGAAACGCGAGATGCTTTCACCTAGATATACAACGAGATATGATGACATATTAAGAGTTAAATAGAACATCAGCGAGGTGATAAATGAAAGGGATATATTATGAGAATACTCGAACCTCTATACCGGGGTGGATATCAAACCTTCATGAAACTCAAAGGTTTGGTTACGCTTATGAAACAAGTACTCACTTTGTTCATTTATATGGTAAAGCTGAACCTTTTAATGTCATATCAGTTGGCCTTACCGCAATACAAGGTAAAAGTGGGACTCTAAATGATTGGGTTATAAATACATTTGGAGCAACTAACATCCAAACATTACAAAATGATATCGGACATGTTGTTGAAGGTGTCTGGAGACCATCTTTATATTATAGCGATGACATTCAAGGTGCGTTGTTAGTTGATCCGTTCGAGAAAATGTCGTCAGGACAAGCTCTGCGCAATCTTATTAATAAACTCGATGAATTATTTTTGTACATTGAGCCAAGCATCACAGGTCTGAAAGCATATAGCCATAAATGCAGGGAGCTATTAATTTTGGCTTGTACAGAAGTTGAGAATCAGTGGGTGTCACTGATAAAAAAAACAAACCTAAATAATGTAGGGGCTAGATATACAACTAGGGACTATGTACGGCTTGCAGATAAATGTTTTTTAAAAGAATACAAGGTGAATTTTAAAAATTACTCAGGCTTAAGAGATTTCACACCATTTTTATCTTGGGTTCCGACTGCCTCTACTGGCTCTTTACCTTGGTACGATGCTTATAATGGAACTAAGCATGATAGGGAAGCAGGTTTTAATCTCGCATCATTGGAGAATGTGATGGATGCCTTATCTGCTTGTATAGTATTGTATTGTGTTAAATATGGACCTTATGATTTGGTGTCTGGTGGGGATCTGCTTTCAGGAACGTTTAACGAGCATTTTTCTCTTAGTTTCATAAATAGTGATAAAAGTAGCTATTACGTTCCCGAATTGAATTTTAACGCAAACGCAATAACAGACTTGTGTGTGATTGACTGTTATAGAGAAAAACTCAACAAAGCATGGGTTACAGAACCTCTTGTTTTATAGGTAGTATTAATTCAGCACCTTGATTTTTTGTATTTCCCACGGCACGCGTCACGGCGTGCCAGATAAACGTGTCGGCAGACGCTGTACCCTTAGCAACAATCTCCTCCACCACTCTACCTACGACATTCTGCCGTATCCACTCACGAGCTGCTTCCGGTGATAGCACCAGCGGCCGGCGATCATGAATATCTACCAGCCCTTTATCCGCAGCAGTAGTTACAATCAGGAACCCCTCAGCTTCATCGCCACGTTCAAATGGTGTGCTGCCAATAGCGGCCATGAATATAGGCTGGCCGTCAGCCCTGCGAATGAAGTAGGGCTGTTTTATAATGCCTTCGCGCTTCCATTCGAACCAACCATCAGCAAAGCAAATTGCACGTCCATGCAACCAGAGAGGTTTGAACATTCGGCTGGTGGCCGCAGTTTCTGAGCGTGCGTTAATCAGCGGAGGTTTATTCCACCATCCGGGAGCGAATCCCCAGATAACAGGATCGAGGTGCAACTGTTCGTCGCGTTCGCTCAAAAGCAGAACTTTGGTACCGGGTGCAACGTTGAATCGTCCAATTGGTTCTGGAACGTATGGGATGTCACGCTCAGCTTCTTCTGATAGGAGGGCAAGATAGTCTTCACGCGTCATTGATTGGGCGAAACGTCCGCACATAGAAACCTCCAGTCACCAGACTGAAAGTATAGGGTAGGGATACAAAAAAGCCCGCATAAGCGGGCTTTCATGTCACTCGGGAGCCGCGGCTCCTTTACGTATCCTTTTTTGTCTCCTCACCGTCTAGTCGGTGTCCTGCTGAGACTGCTAACTTCCTGTTTTTGTTAGTGCTGTCCTGGCACTGTCCAATCATGATTGGTGGAGCTGGCGGGAGTTGAACCCGCAGACACGTCGTATGCAAGAACTTGCTGCGGCTGGATGGTGGACTTTCGATAGTGCGAGTATTGAATGATGTCCAGCCGTTATTGATTTTACGTATTTTTTGCATGAAAAGATTAGCACCTCATCCCACCGCTCCTCCATGATTTTACACCACTGTCTCTAGAGCTCTGTGTGCCAGAAGCGGAAGTTCATACCTCTAAGTGGATATTTTGTTAAAATATGCCATCAAAATCCTTGCTACCTCATGGTTGACAGTGATAAAAGTTGCACAAATTACTGAGAGAGAAATTACAATGAGTGGAGATACCTCTGAGTTTCCTAATAAACTTCCCAGAAAGCCAATAGGTTGGCGTGAAGAATATAGTGATTTTACAGGTAGTATTATATTCTATATGATATTCCCGTTGCTTCCATTACTTTTTGAGTCAATTAACACAGGAACTCACCCTTCAATACAATCATTAACAATTACTGCATCAATATACTCTTTTTCCATCGGTGTATCTTCTCGAGATAAAGCTATTTTTTGCTTAGGGATTTTTTGTGGTTTCATTCTCGCTTATCTTTACGGTAAAGTTAGTGAGCCAAAAGTTATTATATATACCTGGTACTATGTAGTTACGGTGATACTACTGGCTGTAATATTTATATTTCATCTTCTCGAACGATTTAATAAACACGTGGTAGAATGTGAACCTGTTTTCTCCTTTAAGTTTACGAGAGGTATGTAATGGAGGATATTATATTTATGTATGCTGGGTTGATAGTGTCTTCTTTAGCGGCAATTGTAGGCTTAGCTACATCTATCATGCATACTCGTAAAAAAGTTAAAGCTAATGAAGAGCTTGCAACTGAAATGGCAAAGAGCTTTAGTGAGCTTGAATCTATCAATAAAAGCATAGGGGATTTGGAAGCGACAATTAAAAGGATAGATGAAGATGAATTAAAGTTAAGAATAGCAATTGAATCTTTAAAGGAAATGACTTCTGATGAAAAAAAAGAATCTAGGGATATGTTGAAAAACATCGTTAATGATGAGGTGTTCATTAAAGTTCTTCTCGAAAGCTATAAAAAACTGGATACCCAGTCAAAGAAGGAGATTTATTTGACTTTTTCCAAGTCGACAGATAGAGGCCTTTATCGATATATAAAAAGAATAGCTTCATCAGTACTCGATAACTTAATGGTTAAAATATAAATGCGTGCGCGCGAGATACAATTTCTCGCGCATTGTGTAACCGGCGACAAAACCCTGTTATCATTATAGCGACCCGTTTAGATGGGCCATTTGTGCCCCAACAGCTTCTGGGTATAGATTTCCTCGGCCCTGTATAGATACTTTGCTAAAGAGTATTTTAATGGTATTTTGCTTACGTACTATTCTTCTAACGAATGTCTGCCTTATCCTGTGAGCTGCCTTCGCTCAGCATTGGCCTGTTTCTCGTTGATTTATATACTGCGACACTAACATAGGCGGATATGTCCGCTCCTCGCTCATAACAGACATTCACTACAGTTATGGCAGAAAGGTATGCATGCTGGGTGGGGAAAGTATGAAGGAAAAGAAAACTGCTGCGCTGTTTGTCGTCACGTTTATCTTCATTGGCTATGCAAGTCATAATACAAGGTGGGACAAAACTGAGACACATAAGGCCTCACAATGGCTTGCAAGGCTTTACATGTTTTGA